TCTGGATCGGTTACTCGGATCGGCCCGACCTCTACGAGCGAAATGTGGAGCGTGTGCTATGACGGTATATAACCAGTTCGACACGGATGCTTTCTTTAGGGATGCGGCGGTTGCGCTGATCTACAAAATTGGCAAGACGCGCCATGCGATTAAAGGGATTCTCGACTCACCCTATCAGGGCGTGACGATAGCCGATGCGGAGTTCGCAACGGAACGCATTACCGTTGTGCTGCCATCCGAGAGTTTGCCGGTCGATGCGGCTTCGGGCGATAAAGTTATCTACGAATGCGATGCTTATACCGTCCAAGAGATTCAGCCCGACGGCACAGGCGTTACGACTTTGATCCTTGAAACCTCTACCGATCTGGATGCGCCATGACATTCGAGAGCAGTTTTGATCGTGCGTCGATGTTCTCGCCCTCGGATTGGGGTCGAAAAGCCGTTTATAGAAACAAGGGCAAGCGGTTTACGATCAGCGGCATCTTCGACAGTAATTATCAGTTAGTCGATGTTGCAGAGGTAGGGTTCAGCAGTAGCACACCGATCTTCACGATCCCGACTGCTGCGCTACCTTGCAAGCCTGTTGTTGGTGACTTGCTTTTTATCGACTGCGATCAATACACCGTTCGCAACTTTAAGGCAGACGGTACAGGCGTGACTGTCCTCGTTCTCGAGTTTGCCACCAAACTCGAAATCGCAGAGGAAAACAACCTCTTGCTACAAGACGGCACGAATATGCTGCAAGAGAGCGGCGGCTTCATCCTACTCGAAACAGGTAATCCGTAATGGCTCACGCACGAAAGCAGATTAGAGATGAGGTCGTTACGATCCTGACTAACGCACAGGTCGCAGATACGATCTCAAAGTCTCGTGTATACCCGATCCCTGCGAACACAGTTTCCATGGCTTTGGTGTATACGAACACAGATTCCGTATCGCAGACAACGCTCACTTATCCGCGCAAATTTGACCGCGAGATGATGCTTATCGTCGAGTGCGTAGCGCGTGACTCTGATTATCTTGATGACCGACTCGACCGACTATGCGAGGCGGTTGAAAATGCTATCGGAGCGGATAACACGCTCGGCAGCGTTGTGAAGGACTGTATCCTAATGGATACACAAATCACGCTCGACTTTAGCGGCGATGCGCCGATAGGGTCAGCGAGAATGCAGTTCCGAGTGTCATACCGGACTGCGGAGACTGACGCAGGAACTATCATTTCGTAAGGAGATTATAAACATGGCAAATCATCATGGCTCGGAAGGACTGGTGCGAGTTGGCGCGAATACGGTTGCCGAAGTAACCGGATTCTCTTTTACGGTGAACGCTGAATACGCTGAAGATACGACTCTCTCGGATACGGCAAAAACCTATAACGTCATCGCGATTACTTCGTGGAGCGGCTCTATCACGGCGTTTTTTGATGAGACGGATACCTCTGGTCAGGTTGCTCTCGCGCCAGGTGCTAACGTCGCACTTGTTCTCGCACCGGAAGGTGTAACTGGCGACGATACGCGCTACACCGGCAATGCTCTCGTCACGGAAATTACCCGTAACGTGCAGCGCGGCGCGATCACCGAGATCACATTTAACTTCATTGGTAACGGCACGCTTTCAACAGTCACTTCTTAATAGCGAGGTTTTATGAATTGGAAAGAACAGGCGAAGGCGCAATTCGCGGAGCGAAGAACTCCAGAGACGCTTATTGCGATCCCTGTATCGGCTTGGAATACCACCGTTTATTACTGGTCGAATATGACCTTGGCAGAGCGGCGTGAAATCTTCATGCTTGCAAAGCAAAGAGGTGATGAGACTATCCTTGACCTAGAGGCTATGGCGATCACTCTGATCGTTCGCGCTAGGGATAAGGAAGGCAAGCGACTCTTTGCCAAGGCAGAGCGTATAGAGTTAATGAACGAATACGATCCAGAGACTATTACCGAAATCGTATCCACGATGAACTCTGGTATACCAACTGTTGAGGATGCAGAAAAAAACTGATCAAGGACGGGCATCTACGGGCGATATACGCTCTCGCGCTACGGTTGCACGTTCTACCAGATCAGATTTTTCAGATGACAGAGAGCGACTTTTATCACCTTCTTGCTGCTTGTAAATTAGAAGCAGAAGATCAGGAGCGAGCATGGCGCAAGCACAAGTAATTATTAGTGCAGTTGATCGCACTCAAGTTGCAATCAATTCCGCTTTGCGTGGCATGAGATCCATTGATAGAACGGCAAAAACAATTACAAGATCAATGAATCTTGCTTTTGCTGTTTTGAGCGGAACAGCCTTTACTGCATCATTTAATAAAATAGCAGAAGCAACTGCAAAAACATCAAAAGGTGCAGAGCAGTTTACTGGAGAATTGCAGCGCATGAAAACTGGATTTGCGGCATTAACGGCTGCAAAGTCTGGTGTTCCTGCTGCTACAGATGCAATGGTTAAACTAAATGAAACATTACGCGATCCTCAACTTATTGCTGCTGCTGATGCTATTACATCTGCACTTCTTATCGGATTCACCAAAGCAGCAAATAAAGTTTTAGAACTTGGCAAAAACATTAGACAAGCATTAGTTGTTACAGGTGCGGCTACGGCAGTTACTCCAGAAGAAAAAATATCTGTTTTAGAAGAAGAATTAAGAGGATTAATTGGTGGTGGCGGTATATCTATGGGGATGCGTAATGCAAGGTTAGGAGAATTAACTGAAGCAGAAAAAAAGCGAGTAAAAGAAATTAGAGATCAAATAAACGCCTTACAACTTGATAGATTGACTGAAGTTCAAATTGAATCTCGTAAAGTTCAAACCCCTGCAACTGATTTGAAGGCTTACTTTAACAAAGTATTGCCAGAAATAATAATTCAATCTAGTAAGAAAACAGCAACTGCGATGGAGAAGTTATATAGCGATTTGAGATCAAAAATTATGACCGCTTCTGAAAAAGAAGCACAAGAATATGCAGAATTTGAGGCTGCTCTGTTAGGTCTTGAATATGATCCTGCTGAAGTGGAGCGGAGACTCGCCGAAAGATTCTTAACTGGAGTAGAAGTAACTGGGAAAAAAGTAAAAGAAGTTGAAACAGTTATGACTCAGTTCGCTGCAACCGCAGCACAAAATATGCAAAATGCTTTTGCTCAATTTCTTTTCGATCCGTTTGAAGATGGATTAAAGGGAATGCTTGCTAATTTCGTAAATATGCTTCGGCAGATGGTTGCTCAGATTATCGCGCAACAAATCCTGCTCGTTTTCTTCCGATGGCTTGGTGGCAGCGACATATCATGGCTGGCTAACTTTTCAAAAGCCGCAGCCGGTTCGATAGAAAACAAGGCTATTGGTGGCCCTGTCTCGCAAGGCACGCCATACATTGTCGGAGAGCGTGGGCCGGAGTTGTTCGTACCTAACTCAAGTGGCTCTATTGTCCCGAATAACCGTATGGGAGGGATGACCGTGGCACCCGTGTATAACATCGATGCGCGCGGCGCAACGGCAGACCTTCAGCAAGCACTTCCCGGGATTCTCAAAGAGAACAATCGTAGAATCTTCGACGAACTTGATCGTCGTTATGGGATAGGCCGATGACCGACTACGTTTTACCACCTGACCTCGTCGCCTCGTCCGTAGAGTGGACGCTGCTAGATAACACGGCAGTCTTTGTGTCCCCGCTTTCCGGTGCTACCCGTACCGTCTCCCGTCCCGGGCTGCGATGGGGCGTTAGAGCGATCTACAGGGCCGTATCAGGGCAGAAACGCCGACGGCTTCTCTCTCTCCTTGCTGCCCTCCGTGGTCGTACTAATCGCGTCTATTTCACCGATCCATCCTATACGCTTGCTGGTTCGCTCGCCTGTCCAGAGTTGCTCTCGAACAATGCTGCAACTGTTAACACGACAGGGTGGACTTCTTCTGATGGAGAGTTAAATATTTCTGCGGATAGTCATTTTGGACTTCGCCTTTTTAGGGGTGGAGTCACCGCAGATCGATACGTCTATCAGTCTGCTGCTACGACCGTTACTTCTGCTCCCTATGCCGTCCGTATGCTGCTCTATGCCGGTCGAGGAAATGCTAGAGCCTCGATGGAAGCGGGTACAACTCAAGGTGCGACCGACGTACTCAACGGGGCAATCCGCACGGCTGACGGTTACTACGTCGATAGTTTTGCCGCCTCCGGCACCTCGACACATTTCTCATTCCACGATTACATTTCGGGTCGTTCGGCGGGTAACTTCCAGTTTCTTTC